CTCAGTGATGCTCTAAGCCGCCTTTCCCTCACTACGTCGCCGTGGGAACCCGACCTCTACACAGTCGTCGTGTGCCTGGATTTATCAGGCTGGTAGCGGTATAGCTGTGTCACTAAACCATGATTAATTCTCCTTTTAATGTTCTTATATTTAACTCTCTACAATAAGTAGCATCCATGCCAAAAATTTCCTGTTATTCCAAGTGTGGCGAAATTCGCTCATTGTCTGGCTGTAATATTGCTATTTTTCTTATTCTTGACTGAATAAAGAAAAGTGTTGTGTAAGCAGCAATTATCAAAGCTGGGTGTTGGCTCTTGTTGTTCTTCGTTGCCTTTAATTTGAGTGACTAAACTGGCTATTACGTTTGCGCTGTCGTTTTCAAGCTTGCGCTTGAGAGTTAATACTTTGCGCGGCTCGGTTTCTACGCCAAAAGCTTTATCGATAACATTCTCAAGAGCTTTTATTTCAGACTTGCGAATGTGTTCCTCTAAACGATTGCGAGTTATTAAATTGCCACGCTCTATATGACGGCGCATTTTGGAGCTTAAACGACCAGTCTTAGGTAAAACAGTGATGCTTTCCATTTGATACCCCTGATTAGTAATTTTTGGGGCGCAGTTAATGCATTGAGTGACTGTTTTAAATTTGCAATCCACTAGAAGAGGTGCGCAAACTTTTCAGATTCACTATGTCCATCCTTAGACTCTGCTAACCACGCCCCAAAAATCACTTTGGGTAGGGACTCCCCACACGGGCAGGGCATTCATTGTAGGTACTGCTGTGGCTTAACTTGGTATCGAATCATCCGGTTCTTCTTACGCCACCGGCGGCTACTTCGTGGGCTTTCCTTGCCTGTTCGATGCGTTTAAATTTAAGATGTCTTAATAAAAATGTCAACGTTAAATTTAATAAATCTTAAATTTAGTGTGAGGATTACTTAAAAATAGGCTTAATGAGAAGCAAAAAACCCTCCGGGGAGGGCCTTTTGTTTTATGTTAATGAGGTATGTGTGTGTCATGGTAATTTTGCTATTCTTGCGTCCACAACTACGCCAATGATTTTGCAGTTCCCATTAATCTGTATCATTCGATATTGTGGATTAAGAGGTTTGAGGTAATGGTGTCCAGCATCAACAACATATTGCTTAAATGTTGCTTCATTTTCACTTTCTAACTTAGCAACAACTAATTTGCCATTCACTGGTGCCACTTCTGGATCTACTAAAATCATCATTCCTTCTGGGATACTTAATCCGGAAGTTGATGTCATTGAATCGCCTTTTACTTCTAACCAAAAGGATTCATTAGAACAATTGACGGTAGTTTCATACCAATCATCAACGGCTTTTCTGTGATAAGGTTCCACCGCTTCACTCCAATTCCCAGCACAAACCCAGCTTATTAGTGGATATTCCCCCCTTGTTTTATTGAGTTTAAGAAATGAAACATTCGAGCCGTCATCCTCTCCATTGAGTATGTATGTGGCCGAATAGCCTAACGCAGAAGATAGAGCCAGTAGATTATCACCTTTTGGCTCAGTATCTTCTTTTTCCCATTGAGAAATAGCAGCATTCGAAACGCCGATACGTTTGCCGAGTTCTCTTTGAGTGAGCTTGAGCTCTTTTCTGCGTAATCTAATACGCTCGCCGATTGTAGTTTTCATGATTAAGCAATCTTAAATCCTCTTGACTTAAGATTCCTTTAGTTCAATAATTAAAGACATCTTAAATGGAGATTTGAATATGTTCAAAGATGACGCGATTAAATTTTTTGGCAGTCAGCGGGCTATCGCCGAGAAACTCAGCTTGTCTGATGCCGCAGTTTCTCAATGGAAAGATGTTATTCCTGAGCGAGCGGCTCTTAAGTTGAACAGAATTACTAACGGTAAACTCAAATATAAGCCTGAGTTATATAACAAGGCTGCTGCCTAAAAATTGAACCTCATACAATGAATGCCCTGCCCGTGTGGGGAGCCTGTTTCTAACTGACACTCTTAAAGAGGGTTAGTTGCATCAATTTGCGTACCGAAATTATCGGCGTGCAAATTTACATCGATTTTTAACATCTCAGCGCCGAAAGGTGCATTCCTCACAAATCGGGGAGCGTAGCCCAACAGTGGGCTATAAATTTAATTTTATTTAAGAAATTTAACATATGGATATTGCAATAGAACGCAAAACTAAAGAAATCGAATCACGAATACGAAAAGGGATCATCGTTACCGGGCCGAAGCATGTCGCTGACGCTTGCGGCGTGCATCAATCACAGATAAGCCGATGGCAGGCAGAAGAGACCGGCTTTGTTACTAAAGCCGCGAAATTGCTAGCTGCAATCGGGTTTGAAGCGCCGGTCAGTGAAGTTGTTATTCATGGAGAAGAAACAGCACAGATAGCTAAAGCGTTACAAGAGATGCTATCTCACTTAAGAGAAAAAGCCCCGACTGCGGCAACAGGCGAGGCTAATCAAATATGAGTCAAGCGGGGGAACTCTCACTTTCCCCTATCACTGCGAGGTGATTATGGACAGTTTCGACTATCACGTCAATGTCTTGATGCCGTCCAATTTTTTTCGTGATGATGAAAAATGGATTCGAGAAATGCTGTTGCAGCTCGATCCGTCCACTCGCGGAAAGATTACGGTTCGGTATGCCGAGGTTTATCAAGCTGCTTGGGACGAGGAACCAATTTCATATCGAAAAGATAACACGGCACGGCGTCATGCGAATATCCGGTTAAGGGAGTTTGTCAGGAAATATGCTGCGTTCAGTCAGGGGTATGTAACAACCCCGAATGAGTTGCTGAAAACAGGCACTAGCCAGAACAACCAGCCCTATCAGGTAGTCGCCTGAAACTCCGAAGCCAACATAAAAATCTGGCTTGTGTTTCTGGTAAGTGCTGAAAGTCAAAGTTTGCACAAAGCCAAAACCGAAAAAACAAGGTCAAGGTCAACGGCGGATCGAGTCACAGAATCTGACATATAGAATCATAGAAGGGACAACTTAAAAATATGTTTAAAATCAATGGGTTGAAAATGCGTTTTTCCCACAGTATGGGACAAATTGTCCCACAGTATGGGAAAGTCTTTAAAAACAGTGAGTTATAGGCAATTTGGCGGGTGAAGTGATGACTATGCGGTCAAAAATACACGATGTTGAAATTATACCCAATCATGACACTAAAGGCCATATATTCATTCAGGCATACGATAAAGGTATTGATTTTATTACAAAATGTGCACAGGAGAGAGATAACGCAACAATAATTTTGTATCTGAGAATGATCAAGGATATGGACAAAGAGACGGGCGCATTGATGGTCGATGCGTCAACGCTCATCTCACAGACCGGCTTATCAAAAAGTGCGGTGTACAGATCGATAAAAACCCTGAAAGATTCAGGGATGATACGCAGCAGGTATAGCAAAGTTTATGAAATAAACCCGGATGGTTTTTGGAAGGGCAAGCGTGAGTTACGAGATACCGCGCTGTTTTTTGCTGAATCAAACCGGGCAAGAAATGTGAAATACAGATTGAACCCTGCAAGTGTTTCTACAGATTCATTCACCGTTCCCGCTACGTTTGAAGAGGAAACGTAGCGAAATCATCAACAAAAGCGATTCGGAAAACTTTGGCGAGCGATTCCGAACCGACTTTCAAGGAAATAAATCATGTTAAATATAACACCGAAGGTTAAGCAAGTCACAGCGCTTAACATGCTTCGTCACGAGTGGAAAAAACATCGAACGTTTTTATTATCGGCTAGTGTGGGATTTGGTAAAACGGCTATCGCCGCGTTTATCACAGACGGATTTGTTTCTCGCGGAATGCGTGTCATGTTCGTTGCACCGTATACCGTGTTACTGGATCAAACGGCAACCCGTTTTGTTGAATACGGACTGCCGGCAGACCAGATCAGCTATGTCTGGCGAAATCATCCGCTACATGACTCAGAACGGCTGATTCAAATTGCTTCAGCGGATACGCTCATTCGTCGTGAGTTTCCAGACAATATCGATCTACTCATCATCGATGAAGCTCACATGAAGCGCCGCAAGTTGCTAGAAATTATCAGAGATAGCGATATTCGCGTTGTCGGTTTATCAGGAACGCCGTTTGCTAAGTGGATGGGTAAATATTACGAGAAGTTGATTAAGCCGACGACGATGAAAGAACTCATCAGCATTGGGGATTTGAGCAAATACGAGTTCTACGCACCGGACAAGCCAGATTTGACCGGGGTAAAAACAACAAGTTTGGCTGCATTTGGTAATGACTACAACGAGGAACAACTAGCCCAAATCATGGGCGATTCAACGTTAGTGGGCAACATCGTTAAATTCTGGCTTGAAAATGGCGAAGACCGGCCAACTATCTGCTTTTGCGTCAATGTTAAGCACGCTAACTATGTCACGATGGAGTTTAACAAGTCGGGTATTAACGCCGAAGTGATGACAGCAGAAACCCCGCATGATGAGCGGCAGTTGATCATCAATCGATTCGAAAGTGGGGCAACAAAAATCATTGTCAATGTCGGTGTGTTAGTTGCCGGGTTTGACAGTGATGTCCGATGCATCATTTACGCCCGGCCTACCAAGTCAGAAATCCGATGGGTGCAATGTCTTGGTCGCGGGCTTCGTACAGCATCGGGTAAAGATAAGTGCTTAATATTCGATCATTCTGGCTCTATCCATCTTCTCGGCTTCCCTGATGAAATTGAGTATGACAAGTTGCCATCCAAAAATGACGGCATGAAATCTTCATCAAGTTTTAGCGAGAAAGTCAAGCAAGAGAAGATACCGAAAGAATGTCCTGGCTGTCATTACATGAAACCCGCTGGCGTCTATGTCTGCCCGAAATGCGGTTTTAAGCCGCTGATGGGTGAGAACGTTGATGTTGACGAGTCTCGCGGGCTGAAAAAATTAGGGAAGAATGAGCGAATTTACAGCAAGGAAGAAAAACAAAGCTGGTGGTCACAAATTAAATATTATCAGCGTGAGCGGGAAAATCAGGGGAAGCCTATTAGTGATGGTTGGTGCGCTCATACTTACAAGAAAAAGTTCGGTGTCTGGCCGCACGGCTTAAGCGATCACTTAATTGAAATCTCACCGGAAGTTTACAACTTCATTCGTTCTAAACAAATCGCGTGGGCAAAGATGCAGGAGAAACAGAAAAATGCGGACAGTAGAAGTAGTCAAGGGGCGGTGGCCTGAAATTTTTGAATACTACGATTTACCCCCCGTTACAGGAAAGAAACATTATGCAGGAGAGTGTCCAGCATGTAAGCGAAAAGGAAAATATCGATGTGATGACAAAAATGGGACGGGATCATGGATATGCAGTTGTGGGGCGGGCGATGGATGGAAGTTACTGGAATTAACTCAGGGAAAAGATTTCAAGACATTAGCAAGAGAAATTGATTCACTAATAGGAAACAGTTACAACTACAAACGAGGTCATGATAAGCAGCCGCAGCAAGAAACCCAAGCAACCCGTGTAAAAGTTATCAGCAAGTTCTCAGCATTACCCCCGCTAAAAGACACACCAGCCCAGCGCTATTTATTCAGTCGCGGCATATTCGAATTACCAGTCGGCCACATTCGTTTTAATGCTGACGAAAAAACGCCGTTCGGCAAGAAACAGGCCGTTTGGTCAATAGCAACTGACGATAAAGGGGCGGGCTGTTACCTCCACAGAACTGTGTTAGACGGAGAGAAAAAAGCGGATTTCGATGGCAATAAGCGCATGCTGAAACTACAGGAAGATAACTATCTTAACTTTGCTAATTCCATTGCGATCCGCATGTTTCCGGTTTCTTCAACGTTGGGGATCGCTGAGGGCATAGAAACGGCTTTGTCGTGTAAGCAGATATACGGCTGTAACACGTGGTCAACTCTGAATGCCGGGTTCTTACGGAAATTCCGCGCTCCCAAGGGAGTGAAACACTTGATTATATTTGCTGACAGAGATAGTAACGGTACGGGGCTAGCGGCGGCGTTTGAGTGTGGCAATAAAAACATACTCAGTAATAACGATGTGGAACTGGTCAGTATTCGCTGGCCCGAAACCGGGGATTTTAACGATATGCTGATCAACGGTGCAAAAGTATTTCAAGAGCAGTTGCAGAGATAAAAAAATAGGAAGGATGTGAGTATGAGTGAAGAAAGAACATTTCTACCGTGTAAATGTGGTGGAAGGGCTATCAATTGCTGGGTATTGCGCGATTATAACGATGATAGCAAAGGAAAGATGCATTATCATAAATGCTTGCGCTGTCAAAATGAAAGTAAACATTATTTCACATTTGAAGAATCAGAGGCTGCATGGAATAAGAAAGTAAATAAAGGGGGGATAAATGGAAGCTGATTTTTGTTTTCACGAATCGAATAAATCCCAGGCATGGGAAATACTCAAAGAAACACTTGAAACTAAACAACCGCACCGCATTACTATTAAGCCTTGGAAGAATAAACGCTCATTATCTCAAAATGCCACGGCTCATATGTGGTTTGGTGAAATAAGTCGTTACCTTATTTCTAACGGTGCCAAATATTCACCGGAAGAAGTTAAGGAGATGCTTAAGCATACATTCTTGGGCTATGAAGTTATCGAGATAATGGATGTTACTACGCAGCTTATAGAGCGTGTCAGGACACTTAAGCGGACATCAAAACTCGACACAGGGGATATGTTTCAGTTTATGGAAAGAGTTGAGCAATGGGCAGCTAGTATTGGTTATTTCGTGACAATACCGGATAACAGCGAATATATGAAATTAAAACAGGAGCAAGATAAATGATAGCAGGTAATAAACATTGGTGTAATTTCTGCGGTAAATCGCAAGATGAAGTAAATGCAATGGTATCAGGAAACAATGTTGATATTTGTGATGATTGTGTTCTTCGCTGTGTCGGGACGTTAATATTGAAAGATGGAAATAAATTAAATGAGTCAGAAAACATCACAGACTCAGCGAGTCATCAATAATCTAATCTATAAAGTCCCATTAAATAAAAAATCAAAGCCAGTTCCCGCGGAGTCAGAAGTTAAAACGTTTGATTACGTTCATGAACTATTGCGTGCAAAGTGGGAAAGACGGAGAAATAGAAATGAAAAATAAATACAGTGAATTGTCAGATTTTGAAATTAATGCTCATGTAGCTGAAAAAGTGGACTTTTATAAATATAGCATCAATTACAACGATAATCCGTCTTATAACTATGTACGAGTTAATAATAGAACGTTCGACGCTTGTAATAATCCCGACGATTCGTGGCCTATTATTGTTAAGAATAAAATAAGTTTAGTCTATGTAAATGATTTTTGGTCAGCGCGTCAGTATCATAATGCATGTATTGAAGTTAACGATAAAAATCCGCTGAGAGCAGCAATGATTGTATTTCTGATGATGAGTGAATGATTATGAGAAAACTTCGAATAAGAGAGTGCAATGAGTGTCATAAAGAATATCAACCCGCTCGACAATTTCAAAATACATGTTCAATTGAATGTGCAGCAGCTAAAGGCAGGAAAGACCGAAAAAAGAAACAGGAAAAAGCAGAGCGGGAACTTAAAAAGAAACAGCAGCAAGAATTAGCAGAGAAGAAAGATAAACTCAAAGCCCGTCGATTAGCAGTAAAGCCCCGCAGTTATTTTATTCAGCAAGCCCAACGTTCTGTTAATGCATATATTCGTTATCGCGACAAAGATAAGCCCTGTGTTTCATGTGGGACATGTGAATCTTCTCGATGGGACGCAGGGCACTATAGAACAACATCAGCAGCGCCACAATTACGCTTTGATGAGCGCAATATTCAACGGCAATGCATCGTCTGTAATCAGCATCACTCGGGGAACCTGGTTCCATATCGAGTTGAGCTTATTGAGCGGATTGGCATTGAGTCAGTAGAAGCTATCGAGAGTAATCATGATCGGCATAGATGGACTATCGAAGAGTGCAAAGCGATCAAAGCTGAGTTTGATGAGAAATTGAAGAGGCTACGGCATGACAATCTTCACTGATATTGAAGCAGCAATTGAGGAAGCCAGGTTCTTGCGACATGAAAC